CTACAGCGCTGATACGATACGCCAGGCATTTGGGATTCCTAAGGAGCTTCTCGGCGCGAAGGATATGGCTGAGAGGTCAGGAATCGACGGCGCAGAATATACTTTTGCAAAGTATGTAGTCAAACCTCGCGTTGATTTAATTCTATCTGAATTTAACGCCAAGCTGCTACCTATGCTCGGGTCTAAGGGTAAGATTGAAGCACTGAATATCATCCCTGAGGACCGCAAGCACCGATTAGAGGTGGCTAAGGCTTTCCCTGATGCCTTGACCACCAATGAGATCAGGGTCCTCGCGGACCTTGAGCCCATCAAAGGAGGCGACACGTTAGGCGGAGCCGGACCCCCGGTCCAGTATGAAGAAGAACCCGTCAGAGATGTACCNTTGATTCACTGTTCAACCGGTGTCTTCGCTGAAGCAAGGCACTTTAAACAACTATTCACTGAGCTTGAAGGAGTAAAAGTATGACTGAACCTAAGCTGAACAGAATTCAGACGCGAGGCTTGGCGAAGGTCGTTGAGCTCCGTGATTCGCCTGATAATGTCGTCCGTGTACGTGTAACCCGAGAGGTTGCTGACGCCTACGGCACAATCTTTAACGTCGAGGGCATGGACTTGAGCCGGATGGAGACTGAACCGGGCGTATATCTAGGCCATAATGACCGCGCCAGTGCAGACAATTTGAGCATCGCTAAGATTGAGAACATGGAGCGCGGTGTAGACGAGGAAGGCGTCGCCGTCCTTGATGCAGATCTTGCCTTTGACACTGAAGATCCTCTCGCTGTAGTAGTGGCGCGCAAGATGAAGGCCGGATTCATGTCCAGCGTCTCTATCCGTGCACAGATTGACCCCGAACACGTTGAGCGCACCGCTGAAGGCGTTATCTTATTTCAGAAGAGCACCCTTATCGGTGTCGATATCGTGGGCCGTGGGGGTAACAAAGATTCCGTTGTACTAGGCCGCACCCTCGACCTTGAGGGAGAAGAGATGGAGCTATTCAAACAGAGATTTGGCCCTGAAGAAACGCTTAAATCCCTGCGTGCTGACATCGAGGCATTGAAAGCCTTGGTTGAAGCGCCCCAGGTGGTTGAGCCTGAAGAAGAGAGAACCTATTTAGATGATTTATTGAGTCAGATCCCCCGAGGGGATGATTGGCTCGACGATTTAGAATTTTAATTCAGCCCAATCAGGGCAAACACAGATTAAACGGAGATTACCATGACTGTTGAAGAGAATAAGAACACCGAAAGCAAGCTCGCCCAGCTCAATGATTACGTCGATGCTCGTGTCGAAGAGCGTACCAACGCTTTTGAGACTAGCCTCGCTGACAAGATCGCAAGTATTTCTGTCCAGACTGAGGATCGTACCTCGAAATGGACTGATTATGAGCCCGGCAAAGGCACCGCCTACACCGGCTACGTCGAGGCCGCGCTTCGCTCGGTCCAAAAGACCGGCCGTATCCAGGACGACCTCACCAGCTACACGGATGATGCAGGCTTCGCCAAGCGCTTCTTGGAGCGCGCCGCACCCATTGCAGTGGGCACTGACGGCGGGCAGAATACCCTGAATCAGCCCCTTCACCAAGAGATCGTGGCGCTCTTGCGAAAGAAGATGATTCTCGACCAGCTTGGCATCAGCTTTATGCCGATGACCACGCGAACCCTGGACATCCCGACCGAAACTGAGTCGTCCACCTACGGCTACACCAATGAGTCGGCGACCATCACCGAGTCGCAGTACGATGCAGCCCAGAAGCAGCTCGTTGCAAAGAAGCTGGCTGGCCGCGTTGGTGTGACCAACGACTTCTTGGCTATGAACCCCGTCATGAGCGCCCAGTGGATCGCCAACAAGATGATTGAGGACTACGCTCAGGCGCTCCAGAAGGCCGTGATTGAGGGCCTCGCTGGTGGACCCCAGACCTTGTTCGCGGGTATCGCTGCTGGCAACAAGTTTGAGCTGACTGTCGCTGCTGGCCAGGCTACCAGCCTCACCGAGTACCTGGCTAAGATTGATGACTGCCTTGAGGCGGTCAATGATGTCAACGTGAATGATGGGGATATCCGTATCCTCACCTCGATGCGCCATCGCAACTTCCTTCGACGCCAGCGTATGAGCGGCGGCGGAGTCTACTTCCCTGAAGTACGCGACGGAGAGTTCGGCGGGTATAGCCTGAGCGTCGCCAGCGACGTGGGCAACGCCTACGACGATTCCGGTGATACGGATGGTGATGAGACGCGTGTCTTCGTCGGTGATTTCTCGACCTACACGCTGGGTGTCCTCCAGAACGCTAAGCTCGACTTCTCGGAGCATAGCCGCTTCGCTAAGGATGAGGCTGAGTTCCGCTTGGTCGGACATAATGATGGCATTGTGACCTCGCCTAAGCGCCTCGCGGTCTTGAGCACGGACATCAGCTCCTAACCAATGGGCGCTGGGGGGCGCCTTTACACTTGTCTCAAGCTGAGGAGGTATCATGACACAGATTAAGATCTTAAAAGGAAATAAGAAGAATTGTATCAAGGAAATCCTTGAGAAGGATGCGGCCCGGCTTGCTGCGTCAGGTGAGGTTGAGATCCTCGATGACTCATGTGATGGCTACACCGCTGAAGGTTTACCGTGTAAACTGTCCCCAAAAGAAGGTGAAAACTTCTGCTGGCGACACCAGGAGGACTAAATGACTGCTCTAGTTGACAAAGAAGACGTGAAAGCCCAGCTTAATATCACGGGCACCGCTGACGACGCCTACATTGAGGGCCAAATCTCTGTCTACGTCGCCCAACTGGAGCGGCGAACCAATAGAAAGTTCGGAGAGACGCTGTCTTTCACGGAGAAAAGCACACAGACTGGGGGTCAAAAGAGACTGATTGTCACGAAGTACGCCCCCATCTCAAGTATAAATGAAATCAGAATCGACGGAGACGTTGTAGACGCTGAAGATTATGAAATTGAGTACGGCGAAGTGGGCTTTATCCGGTTCAAAGATGGCGCCTGGCCCCACACATCCTGGAGCGCGGGCCGCTCTATTATTCCTTATGATTATCAGGCTGAATTCCTCTATGAAATTGACTATGCCGGGGGTCAACCCCTCCAAGCTGACGTTAAGCAGGCGATTATCGACTCGGTTGTTGCTGCGTATTCACGACGCGGCATGGATCCAACCATCAAATCTATCAAGGTCGGAGACGCGTCGACTTCGTTCGGTTCGGCGCAGACGTCGAGCTTCGCGCAAGTAGTATCTCTATATCGCGTCGCGAAGGTGATATAATGGGCATCTTTGCAATGGCGATGACTACAGAGATTACAATTGAAACCCACACCGGCGTCGATGACTATGGCGACGAGTCGTGGGGCGCCCCCAGAAGCATTCTATGCAGATTGGAGGTCAATGGTGAACGTATTCGCGACGCATCCGGTGTTATTCTTGATGCTCGTGACATTATTTATTCTGAATCCCCTATTTACAAGACAGACCGGATCACATTCGCCGATGGAGAGGTCGCGGTCGCGACGCAAGCGACGCTGACAAGGACTATCGGGGGCGGCGGACAACCCTTCTACAAGGCGGTTCTATGACAGCAGCTTTTAAGATTGAGGGCCTCGGGGAAACCCGAAGGCATCTAGCCGGATACGGCATTGATATTGACAAAGCCATCCAACGCGCCTTAAAAAGCGCAGCCAAGGAGGTGATTGAACTATCTAGCACCAAGGTCCCGGTCCAATCCGGGAACTTGCGTGACTCAGTTTATTTTAAGATGAGCGGTGATGGTGTCGAGATCGGATATAAAGCGGATTATGCCACTGATGTCCACGAACGCACCGAGCGTCGAGGCGCCAAGTTCCTCGAACAGGCAATGAATGAGTATAAATCAGAGTTTATGGAGACATTCACCGAGGAATTAGCCAAGGCATTATCATGAACGCCCCTGAAGAAATGGTGTTTGACATCTTAAACCCCGCCTTAAGCGCGAGGGTCTATAAAGGCCCGGTCGCGGACAGCCCCGATGAGGGTGTATTCTGTCTGGCGACGGGCGGCCAGGCCCCTAATTCTTTCTTCGGGCAGGACCCTCAGCAACACAAATTCAAGAGCGCGCAGATTAGAGTTCGCTCGGAGAAATTCAAATTTAAAGAGGGACGGGATCTGACTCAATCTGTGTGGGGGCTTCTTAAGAATGCCCAGCCTGCAGGATGGATCATCGTTCGCATGGTCAACTCAGACGCAATCTATCTAGGACGTGATGCCGAAGACCGGCATGAATGGTCCATAAACATTATCGCAGAAATCATAGAATAAACAAAAGGAGTTTCAAATGGGTACAGCAAACGCAGGATTTAAATCGAGCATCGGAGTCAGCGCGACTGACGCAAGTTACACCAACGTGGGCGGCGCGAACAGCGTCTCTGCAAACCGGGGCCGGGCGGAGCTTGACGCGACCGACTTCTCAGACGTCGCCGTGAGCCGTATTCTCGGGCTCAAGGACGTCGATTTCAGTATTGACGGCAACTATGACGGCGCGGACGCGGGGCAAACAATCATTGAGAACGCCATCAACGGTGATGGTATTGTCTGGGTTGAGTTTCTCTGGGACGGCACCAGCGGCTATAAAGCTGAGTGTGTCGTGACATCTGTGGAAGTCAGCGCGGCACCTGACGGCAAGATTGAGTTTTCGGCATCATTCCTGGGCTCGGACGGCACCGGCTGGACTGCAGTCTAATCTAACCCCCTCAAGAGGAGCATAATATGGGTACAGCACAAGCAGGAAAGAACACAAAAGTCTCCCTTTGCGGGGCACCCGTCGGGATGGTTGACGAGCCGATGGGCGCGGTTGCCCCTAGCACCTACTGGGTTGGCTCAAGCGCCAAAAGAATCATCGACCCCCGCGCCGGGGTCGTTGTCAAAGATGATGGGGTGACTGTTGCTGAGGCGGACTACACTGTGGATCACTTGATGGGCATGGTCTACTTAGACTCAGCGCCTACCACGCCCGTGACGATTACGGCAGACTATCTGCCCACCTACGAACTAGGCTCCGCACGCGCTTTGAATTATGTGCGGACCCGCGCCGAACTCGACGCAACACCGTTCAACACTGAAGCTGTCCAGCGCATTCTGGGCCTCGCTGACGTGTCGGGCTCGATTGAGCAATTTGAATTCACCGACCAGACAATTGGTGCAGGTGAGTCCACGTTCATCGAGCTTATTGAGAACGCCGAGGCGACGGTTATTGAAATCCGCCCTGATGGCTCACCTAGCGTGATTCACCGCGCGTGGGTCCTATTCAATCAGGACGAAATGAGCACCAGTCCAGACGCTATTGTCGAAATCACCTTAAACTTCGTCGGGGACCAGCAGCTTGGCTCCGACCGTGTATTCTCTACAAGGAATTAAATCATGTCTACGAAATCAGAACTACGAAATCATCTTATTGGTGGCAAAAAAGCAAAGATTCCTGAAGGCGAGCTTGAGATTGAGGGCAAGAAGTACCTCATTACGGGCATGACCCTGAAGGAATTCCGGGCTTCCGTCGAGGATGAGCGTGATTACTCGGGCATTCACGAGGTTATTGAGCATCTCCTGGACCCTTCGACGCGCGAGAAGATCTTTGACCACACTGATGTGGAGATTGTGAAGGATCTACCCGCTGGCAGCGTGGGCTTTGTCGCCACCGTGCAAAAGAAAATGATGGAGCTGACCGTTGGGGTGGATGAGGAGGAAGATCCAGTGGAGGGCCCTGCTGAAAAAAAGGATTAACGCCGGAGCGCATCGCCTTGTGGGAGATTTCTAAAGTCTCGAACTACTACTGGCTCCCGTCTGAAATTGAGGACTGGGCCTATACTGAATACGCTGAGTTCTGGTTATATCAGGAATACCTGACGAACAACCACAAGCGCGAAACCGCAATGGCGAAAGCCCGAGGATAGATGATGGCAACTGTCGGAAAATTAAACATCGTATTGGACGCCTCGACCAAGGGCCTGACTAAAGGTTTGAACAAGGCGGACCGTGGGTTGAAGGGGGTTAAATCCAGCGCCGGAGGTGCCGGGAAAGGAATGGCCGCTATGGCTGGGCCCGCTGGGATCGCGGCAGCGGGGCTTGCTGTTGTTGCTGTGGGGGCCCTCGCTGCGGTGGCTGGAATGGCCAAGCTGATCATGAAAACGTCAGAATACGGCGACGAGGTTGGCAAAACAGCCGTGAAATCAGGCGTCTCGACCGATGCCCTCCAGGAACTTCGCCACGCGGCTGAGTTGAGTGGGGCGAGTACTGCAGACCTTGACAAAGCCCTTCAAAAATTATCGAAGAATTCCAATGACGCGAGCCGGGGCATCGGAACGGCTAAGAAAGCCTTCGATGAAATGGGCATCTCTGTAAAGAACTCAGATGGCTCCCTCAAGGCGTCTGATCAGTTGATGGGCGAAGTCGGGGACCAATTTGCTGATATGGAGAATGGCGCCCTCAAGACAGCGCTTGCACAGGATATCTTTGGCAAGAGTGGTGTCGAGATGATCCCCATGCTGAACGCTGGGGCTGAGGGCATGGCCTCAATGCGGGATGAGGCGCAGGACTTAGGTAAGGTCTTGAGTGGAGAAGCAGTTAAAGATAGTGAAGATTTCCAGGACGCTATTCTCAAGATTCAAGGCGTTGTTGCAGGTATAGGGCGCAACTTCAGCTCGACTTTTCTCCCCGCTGCAACCCTTGTTGTTGATACGGTCAGGGAGATCACCCAGGCATTCTCTAGCGCACTTCCCTCAACAGACGGGATGCGCGAAAGCATCCTCAAACTGACAAAGGGAGGTCTTAAATCCCTAATTGAGGGGTTGAAATCAGGTAATGAACAGTTCATCAGCCTCCTTGGAACTTTGAAAAAAGGTGCACCATTCATAAGCGGTGTCGCGCAGGTCGCGGTGGGCGTTGCCAAAGGCTTTGGCATCATGAATTCAACAATAGGCATCGTCCGAAACACTATATTAAGCCTTGTGGGCGGAGCCTTGACGGTGATTGTGAAGGGTCTTGTCGCGGTACAACAGGGCATGGCGGACCTCGCTCGTGCAGCGGGCGCTGGCGGCCTCGCCGACTCGCTTCAAAAAGGCGCTGACGCTGGCCGTGGCCTCGGGGATATGCTTGAGGACGTGACCAAAAACAGAATAGCCGCAACTGCCGATGGTATGGGGGAACTCACTGATAAAGTCACAGGGTTCAAGGGCAGTATCGACGCGTTTTCCACTGATAATATTGTGGGGGGCATTGGTGCCCTTGAAGGAGGCGCGAAGGCTGCTCAAGTGGCGCTGGAGAATCTAAACATTACCACAAGGGCGACTTCCTCTTTTCAACCTCAATTCTCAATAGGCCAATCAGTAGCCCCTGAGGGCTTCGACGCGGGCGCGGCACATAAAAAGAATGTGGCTGCCGCAAAAGCTGCCGCAGCCGATAAGCCGAAAGGCGCAGCGTCCAGCGGTAAAACACAGGAGCAGAAGAATGAGCTTCTTCGGAAAGAGATTGAAATCTTCAAGGCGAAGACGCCTTTACAAAAAGC